GAATTTAATTTGTTTTAATTTCATAATGTTATTTTTTTTTGTTAATAATACTCAAATTTAACAAATATTTTTTTAATTACAAAAAATTTTTTTAGTTTTTATTTGATAAGTGTAAAAAAAGAACTCCCATTCTAATTAAAAAACAGGAGTTCCGCAGCAAACAGGAAAAGAAAAATTTTAAAATTTTGTTAAGAATGATGTCGTAACATCATCATTTTGATTTGGTATGTGCATCACTACACTATACAAATTTCGTTTTACATTATATGTTATGCTATCTAAATAGCAACTCACTGGCTCTTGTAAAACACCTGAGCCAAAATTAACCCATACTTTATTTTGCATGGCAATTGGGTCATTACTATTATTATATAAATCACCCTCATATCTTACAACAAAATCTCTGAAATCATTCATTACTTGTTGCGTTATAATTTCCTCAACACTTTTTAGATAATTTGTTTTATCTCTTGACCTATAAAAACTTCCTGAAATTCTGCCGTAAAATTTATTAGTTAAAAATACATCTAATTTTTTAACCCCAGATACATCAACTGTTCTTTGTCTTAAATTTTGTAAAAAATCAAACTCCTCAAATAATTCAGTTCTATTACCATCAGAATCAATATTTTGTCTTTCTAATTTTAATGAGTCAAAAAATATAGCTGTAAAACCACTGGTTGATGTTGTTTGATATGCGCCATATAAATATAAAGTTATATCACCACCAAAGGGCAATGTTGCTATATCAAAATCAAAACTTTTCCATCTTATATTTGTATCTACTTCAACATCATTTTTAGTGTCTGCTGTAACCCAATTATTTGAAGCTTCAGACCAGTATTTTGTTTGACTTGCACCAGGCCCTGTCTCAACTAATTTAAGTTGAAATCTAAAACCTCTTGTGTTGCCACTTGTAGAATCAAAATAACTATTAATTTTTAGTTTATATGCGATTGAACTTGACGCAGCCTCATCAATGCCACTTGAATTATTTACAACGACAGATGTTGCGCCTGAAGTTGTTTGGCAGGTTGTTGATTTAACACACCTATCACCCTGAAACATAAAATCAGTAACAATTGAACTATTAGTTAAAGTCCAACCTGTTGCAGCGTGTTCAAATCCACCATTAACAATGATACTATTATCAAAAAAACCGCCCATATCCGCCTCCATTGTAAATTCTTTTAGTGGCCTTAAATATTCTTTTGTTAAATTATTATCTAATGGTTGTAAATTAGTTGGCACAACACTTAAAACATCTACTGTTGATGTTGATTGATAAACACCGCTTGAATTGTAAATAAAATACTTTACAGATTCAGTGCCATTTGATTGTAAAGATGATGTCTCTGCTGCTCTTATGCCAGTTGGTATAGTTCCGCCATTAGCTGTTGTTGCTGAACTATCTTTAACAGATTGTTCACTGTAACTTGAGTTGTTTATTATATACCATTTACCATAAGATTGAAATATTCTGGCATTGGAAAATCTTAAAATTTGACCCAGTACATCTTTGGCTGTTCTTAAATCAACACCATCTTTTAAAAACACTTTTTGTGATACTGTTATTTGGTCATAAAATGTATAATCAGAGCCACTTGCACCATCTTTCTGTATATCATTAGATACATAAATATCTAATCCTAAGTCAAGATTTGCTAATGAAGTGTGGATATAATACATTAAATCTTTAGACGCAACGCTTGTTAAATCTATTGGTGCTGAAAAACCTTTTAAACTACCCAATCCATCATAACCTTTTAATGTAATACCAAATGGTTTTGTTGTTACTGCTTCTTTAAACTGGTCTGTTAATAACCAACCCTGCCAATATATTTGATAAGACCCACCACTATCTTTGTAGTAAACAATTATCTTATATTCTCTTTCGTCAAATTCATAAAAATTATCATAGTTTGATGTTGCTGTATCAAATAAATTTATTGTGCATGTAGACCCTACGATAGGGTCATAAAAATCATCATTACCTGACCACTCTATTATTAGTGGGTCATTAGTTCCTGTTAATGCTAAAACACTTCCTGAATAGCCATCTTTAAGTATTTCAATTTTTTTACCTTTTAGGTTGTCATCAACAAACTCTAATCTATATTTAACACCATATGCCATTAGTTAATTCTATCTCTATTTCTATTTGCTCTTTGCAATGCAACAATCAAATCTTGCCCCCTTAATGTAAATTCACCAGCAACTTGAACATTTTGTTGCGCACCACCACCCAGCATACCAGTCAACTTATCTAATGGTGCTACAACTTCAGGATTAGAACGAGCGCCTGGATATTCTCCAAAAAGTCCCATTGTAGGTGTGCTTACAATACCTCCTTTTGCAAATTTTGGTATTTTTGAAAATGCCTTTGATACTGTTCCCACTGCTGCAGCTATTAATGCTGGTAAAGCAAATGACCCAAAAGGAATTTTTGCTGAATCTTTTGAAGCACCATCAATAGCACTTGATGTAGATGTTGCTAAGTTTCCAGCTATTATAGTTGTTGCTGTGCTTAAAAACTGTCCTAAGAAAGACCCAAACAAAGATTTAGAATTACTTAAAGAATTTGAAATAGATGACCCTAAACTGCTAAAACTGCCTTTTAAAACCTCATTAATATTTTCTTGAGTGGATTTAAAATTAGTTGCAGTTTCCGTCATGCCATTTGTTATCTGCTCTATTTTTAAAGTCATTGCGTCTTGTAATGCAGTAAAATCTAAATGAAATAATTTAGCTTGTTCAATTAATTGACCATAAAATTCTTGTGTTCTTTTAATTTCTAATGCCTTTCTTTGTTCATCTGTAACTGCTGACGCATCCTCAATCTTTGTTTGTAACGAACTTCTTTTTGTAGCATAATCCTCAAAACTTTTAAATAAATCACCATAATAACCATCACTAATTTCTTTTAATTTTTCGCCTTTGGAAATTTCTAATTGTTTGATTTGCTCATCATTACCTTTATTTAATTCTATTAACTTATTATAATGAGCTTTTGTTGCAGCTATTTCAGCATCAAATTGTTTTTTCTTTGTTGTTAATAATGCGTCTGCTGTCTGTTGAGCAATTTCCTCTGGTGTTGGGCCTTCAGTTCCAGTCGTTCCAGTCGTTCCAGTTGGTGCTGAAGGTGTGGTGATTTTAGGCTCTTTATCAACCTCTTGTTCCTCTTTTTTTAATTTAATAAAATTTTGTAATAATTTAATCTGTTCACTTCTTTGTTCGTTTTCTTTTTTTATATTACCAGCCGCTTGCATTAAATACAGTGACCCACCTGCACTGTTTTTATCTATTTGTTCATTATATCTTTCAATTTTTTTGTTGGCGTTTTCTTGTGCTTCGGTGAGTTCTTTTAATTTAGCTTCTGCCTCATCAAGTTTCATGTTTTCTAAACTTTCATTAAATGCTTCTAATTTAGCTGCGTCAGAGGCTCTTTTTAATTTTCGTAAAGCAGTAACGACACCCATTATAAAACCAGCTACCGCCACAAATGGATTTGCTCTCATTACTTGATTTAAAGCAAAAAAAGCTACTTTTGCCGTACCCAAAGCACCTGCTATTGTGCCTAATGCACTAATCATACTTCCAATAACAATTAAAACAGGCCCTACAACAGTTCCGACAATAGCAATAGTACCAATAAATTTTTGTGTGCTTTCCTCTAAGTTGTTAAATTTTTTAAAAGCATTCGTAACAAATTTTGCCAAATCTTGTATTACAGGCAGCAATGCTTCTAATAAAACAGCACCCATTTCAGCAAATGATTCTTTGGCTTCGTTTAAAGATTTTGTTAATCTAAAAGATGCAGATTTGCTTAATTCCTCAAATGCTTTTTGTGTGTCATCTTGTGTTGCGTTTAACGCTGCAAATATTTTTTCAGTTGCTGCGGCATTATCACCTGTTAAATTTAAAACAGCAGACAAAGCCCTAACATTTGGAAAAACTTTTGCAGCAGCCTCGTCATTACCTTCAAACCTTTGTTTTAATGTATTTAAAACACTTAATAACCCTTCATCTTTTATTTGTTTTCTTAGACCCTGTGCGCTTAAACCAAAAGCCGCTAATTGTTTTTTTGCGCCCTCTGATGGTTTTAATAAACTATTTAAAACACTTCGTAATTGTGTTGCACCAATTGATGCTGATGTTCCTGTTCTTGACATTGCCGCCATTGCAGCACCAACCTCATTAAAAGAAACGCCAAGACCACTTGCAACAGGTAAAACTTGTCCCATTGAACTGGCAAGTTCCTCACTATTTAATTTACCTTCTCTAACCGAAGCAGTTAAAACATTAGTCGCTTCCATAGCTGTTAAACCACTTTGAGAATAAGCATTAAGAGCTGATGTTGATAAGTCAGCAACAGTTGACACCTCACCTAATCCTACAGCACTTGCTTTTAAAGAGGCATGTAATACATCCATTGCTTCTTTACCCCTAAGTCCAGCAGATGTTATAAAAAATAGTGCGTCCGCAGCTTTATTACTCGATACGCCAGTTTCAACAGCCATTTCTCTAACTGTTGTACGCATTTTATCAACATCCTGACTTGCAACACCTACTAAAGATTTTATTTTAGTCATTGATTTATCAAAATCAACTCCCATTTTAATAGCAGCACCACCAACTAAAGCCAAAGGGGCTGCGACTCTTGTTAAAGTTGAGCCAAGATTTTTTACACCCTGACCAAATGTTTTTAACCTTAAACTTGCCCTATTTAATGCGCCATTAAGTTGTGTAGCATCACCAGTAATTACATATCTTAATTTTTGTTCTGCCATGTAGAATTATTTTTACAAAAATACTAAATATTAGTTTATAGGTTTAAACTTGGTTTTTTCAACCTTTTTTAAAAATTTCTCGTATTCCTCTTTTGTGGACTTAGGTTTTCCTCTTTCTAAATATTTGTCTTGTGGCAATGGAAATAATTTGTCAGGAACAATCATTTGAGACCTTTTATTACAATTAACATTGTAAACCATAGCGCATAAATATCTTGTTCTTTCCCATTCTAAATTCTGTTTTATTAAATAAGATTCACCAAGTAAATGAATCTCTTTCCAAGTGTAGTTCCAAAAATTATTTGGATTAATGCCAACCTGACCAATATAAAAATCAAATAAAGTGTCCCAATCAAGTTGGCTATTTACTTTCCCTTTTTTGTAGAGTTTTTTATATTTCTGTCTAAACCAGCATTTAAGTCGTTTCCTAATATTCTGGATTCCATCATTGCATTAACGACTTCGTTTATTTCATCAGCATCAAAATCCTCTAACCACACACCAACTTTAAATTCATTGTAATCAATTAAATTACCTTCCTCTTGGTCATAAGCCAATATTGCTGAATAAACTAATGCTCGTATTGTTTTGATTGAAACGCCTTCAGTAAATAAATCTCCTAATTTGTCAAGTGGAACATTTAAAATATCTGTAAAATTTGCCCAAAAATTCATGCTAAAGTGCATAGTTCTATTTTGGCCACCTAATTTTAGGGTATAGTAACCTCTTTTCTTGTTTGCCATATTATATAAATTTAGGGACAAAGATAAACAATGTCCCTGAATTATTTAATTTAAAGTTCAATTACTATGATACAGCTCCCTGTGTAATTGCACCAGTACAAGTAATCGTTCCTGAATAAGTAACAGGCGATTCCATTTCTGCTGACACTTCGCAACTTGAAATAAAACCTTCACCGCTATATAAAGTGTCGCCAGTAACTGCTGTTGAAAAAGTCCAATCTACTTTTGTTCTACCAAGTAAATAAGTTGTTATTTCATCAGCACCAGCAGTGTCGTCATAAGCAACTAATCCCTCAAAAGAGATTTCACCAGACATTACACCAGCTATAACTTCTTGAAATCCACTTGAACTTTTTGAAGTTGCTTCTGGCATATCAGCACTAAGTGATAATGTTGCACTTGTTGTATGTCCAGTTGCCACTGGGCTACCGCCATCATTAATTACTTTTAATATTAAATTTGTTCCATTAAATACTCCAGTTGTAGGCATAATTATAAATTTTTAATTTTTTGTAAATATACGAAATTATAATTTATACATTTTCCCATTCATCTGCTATTGTTTCCCATTGGTCAAATATATTTTCCCATGTCTGTTGGTCGCCACTTACAGTTATAACATCAGTTAAAGTTATTTCTACATTAAATTCACTAACTGACTCATGGTCGCCAACCTCGTCAACACTTGTTACATAACCCTCACCCCTTAAAATTAATTTAGGATTTGATGATTCTTTAAAATAATAAGTATGTTTTTGTCTTGTTATAACATATCCTGAGAACTCATCAAAGTTTAATGAATCACTATATGAAGTAAAACCATTTACAGATATTGAGCCACTACGAATACATGGCAAATACTCTGCAAAACCTCCACTATCTTTTGTGGTTGATTCAGGTAAATCTAATTGTAAAGAAAATGTAGTATTTTTTGAATGCCCTATTACTGTTGTGTCCTTAACTAATAAAAAACTTGTAGCATTTATAAGTGGCATTAGTCATCTTTTTTCTCTATTTTATCGTATTCTCCTGTTTGGATGTTGACTGTGATTGCCCCATATTTTTCCTCAAGTTCTTTGACGATTTCTTGTTGCTCTTGGGCTTTGACTTTATAATCCTCATGGGCTTTTTTCTTTTGCTCACTAATTGCTTCCATTTGGATATTATAAAATCCAATATTTGATTGAATTTGTATTTTATCATTTTCTGATTTTTGTAATTTTTCTAATTCTTTTTCCTCTAATTTATTTGCCATAATTTTAATTTAATTTTTAATCCCAATCTGGATGTAAATATTCATCAACAGGATTTTTTTGTAAAGCTATTTGATTGTCAAGATTTAATTTCATAGCATCAACATCAATATCCGCTTCTAACCAACCAACAACATCTGATTTTTTTAAATCAGCGTATTCAATAAATGGGTCTCCATCTTTATATTCAACACTTATAGTGCCAATTGATAATGCCATATATTTATCTGGCTCTGAATCATCTTTGGCTATATAAGACCAATGTACTGTATATATAACATTGTCTTTGCCATCTTGCTTTATTTTAGCATCTAATTGATTTATTTTCCAATCGTATGTGTTAGCCATAATATTATTTTTTTACAAATTTAAGAATTTAATTTAACAATTCCCACCACCAATTATAGCACCACCAGAGCCTACTTGTATGTATTTGCTTGTTGATATTCCAGTTGTGCTAAATACTTGATAATAACCTGTTGGTACTGCTGTTGTTCCTGTGGCACTTGTATAAGCATAAAATGTACCATCTAAGGCACTTGGATATTGATTTGAGCCATCAGTATGATAATAAGTTGTCCCATCTGGTAAACCGAAAGCACAAGCATCACCAGAACTTGAGGCATCATATAAAAATTCAAACGCTGTTCTTGCAGCATCTTGGTCATAACCTTTAAACTCTGACATTTGTAAAGGGTTAGACCCATCTGGCCTACTTGATACAGGGTTTGCTAAATTCACCGCAGGATAACTTGTTCCTGAGCCACTTGAATTGCCACCGCTTAATCTTGAAATATCAGACATGTATATGGGTGATGTTATAGAACTACTTGAATTGTAATCGCTATATTTTCTTTCCTTAGCAATATTTAGCATATTTATTGCACCGCTACTTGGGACTGCCATTACTTAATTTGTTTTTTTAATTCTTGAACTTCTTTGCTTAACTCTTTAACAGCTTCAATTAACAAACCTGTAATGTTCCCATAAGCAACTGATTTCATGCCCTCATCATCTGTATGAACAACCTCTGGTAATATTTTTTCTATTTCTTGTGCAATAACACCAATTGATTTTTTATTGTTACTTATTTTATTAAACTCAACACCTCGTAATTTATTTACTTTACTTAATGAGTTTTCTAATGTTTTTACATTTTCTTTTACTCTTATATCTGAAAACGCTATAATGTCGTCTGTAGCTCTTATTTGACCTGTTACATCTAATTCATAACTTGGGTTTGTGTTTGCTATTCCAACATCCCCTGAAAATGTTACATCAGCACCACCAGATTGAGTTATAGCAGCATCAATTGTAGTTGCACCATTTAAATAAGTTGTGCCGTTATTATAAAAATCAAAACTTGCGTTAAAGGCTTGTACTCCTAATTTTGCAATAAGTGCATTACCATTACAATGAAAAAGTTGAGATGGGCTTGTAGTGGCCAAACCTAAGTTACCAGCACTTGTAAGACGCATTCTTTCAGTTGCCGAATCAGTATTGTAAAAAACTAAATCGTTTGAATCTAATGCGGCTATTCTTGCTCTTTCCTCTGTATCATCTTTAAAAAATATATAATCAGCTTGATTACCTTTTGCTTGTATTTGTAAAGCTGCCCAGTTAGTATCAGTATTTGTAACACTCATTCTTGTTCCGCCAGTACCAGAAACATGTAACTTATAGCTGGGTGATGTTGTTCCTATTCCTACATTACCATTATCATCCCATAGTTGAATTGTGCTGCCAGCGTTATTTAGTATTCTTAAATTATCACCACCACTTCCCCAGTTTTGTAAAGTCCATGTTTTAGCGTCATTTTGTAGTTTTAATCCTACTTCTGAATTACCAGAACTGTCATATACTCTTATATTAGTATTACCGCCAGAATCAACAACATCTAATTTTTCGGTAGGCGAAGTCACTCCAATTCCTACATTCCCAGTTCCAGTTGTAATTAAAGATATATGGCCATTAGTAGAATAATTTTTAATAGTAGCCGCAACACCATCTAAAGAGAATCTAAATTGACCAGCTGAACTTGTATCATATAAATTTATTTCTGGAGTGCCATTATGTATATCTAAAGGAAATTGAGGGTTTGTTGTTCCAATTCCTACTCTACCAGAACTGTCAACAACTAATCTTGTTGAGCCAGCAGTGTTATCGTATAAAGTAAAAGAATCATTAATTCCACCATGCACTCCTGTACGCCATTCTCTTGCATCATTTTTAAAACTAATTTGTACTGCTCCATCAGTAGTAGAATCCTCTAATGATAATTTAGTACCAGGCGAAGTCGTTCCAATTCCTACTGCACCATTTTCTATACTCATTGTTTCACCAGTAGCAGAGCCAGCTTGAAAAGCTATTCTATCTCCGTTATGTACATACTCAATTCTACCTATATTAGTACCATTGTCTTGATATCTAATTAGACCGCTTCTATTTGCGGCATCACTATTAAATACTATTGTAGGGTCACCACCTGTTGTAGTAGCAAGTGTTAATATTGCATCACCACTAACAGTATTATCTATTGTTACATTACCTGACCCATCAATAATAAATTTACCAGTAGTATTTGCATCAACGCTACCCATAGATTCATTAGCTATAACAAATTTTCCACCGCCAAAATAACCATCACTATTATTGGTTGAAAACATTGACCAAATAGTACCGCCAGTATGTTGATTGTCCGCTTCAAAACCACCTCTGTAACCATCAGAAGCTGTCATTGACGACCTAACTATTACTTCACCAGCATTTGCAACTTGTAATTTAGTTGCAGGCGAATCAGTTCCAATTCCTACATTTCCGCTAGCTAAAATATTTACTAAATGATTAGCACCATACATACCTATCGTTATCCTGTTACTATCATCACCAGATGTTCCACTATGAGTATATCCTATATACCCAGAGTTTTTAGTAGAAGCGTGTTGACCAAATAAATGTATATTCGATTCTCCACTTGTTAGATTAGAATGTAGTGAGCTAGAAATCCAATTAAATGTAGCACTTGCACTACCTGTGAGCTTTAATAAAGGTGAACCATCACCTCCAACACCAGAAATTTCTAAATTAGCCCCAGGCGAAGTTGTTCCGATTCCTACGTTAGCGTCATCATTAATACGCATTACCTCAGCGTAAGACCCTCCGCCTATAAATTTTAATGCTCCTGCGTAACTACCTCCAATATTTAAATCATTAGAAGAGTCTAATTCAAAAACAGTTCTTTCAGTTCCTCCAGAATCTTTTTGTCTTATTTCATAGTTGTTATCTAATAATATATGCCCTCCACTAACATGTAACTTTTGACCTGGAGAATCCGTTCCAATTCCTACACCTGCATCAATAATAGCAACTCTATTAGCATTATTTGTTCTTATATAAACAGAATCGTTGTGGTTATCATTTGTTGTAGCCCCTACATATAAATCAACCCCATTTACATCAAGAGCCATTTTTGTACCTAAGTATAATCTGTCATTACCATATATATCCCCTGAAAAAGTTGCGTTTTGTGATGAATTTAAGTTTAGAGCAAGAGTAGCATTAGTATAAAAATCAAAACTATTATCATCATGAGTGTATCTTAATATACCTCTATAAGCATCAGCACCACTAGTACCGTCAGCGAAAAATATATTACTATCACTACTGTTTGTACTTGATATTGTCATCCCAACGTTTCCTGACCCAGCTATTACTAAATTATCACCGTTTGCATTATAACTACTAGCATCAGCACCACTAATTCCAACACTACCTGTAAAAGTTGCATTTTGATTTGACAATATTTTTAATGCTGCTGTGCCATTTGTATATAAATTTAAATCACCAGCAGCAAAATCACCTGCTGTAATTTTTGCTTCAGTGTCTGCTGTTCTACCAATTTCTAAAGTTGCAGCACCACCACTTGTTGATTGTACTAATAATGTTGGAGCAGCCTTAGATATTGTCACATTTCCTGCAAAAGTTGCATTGTTGCTTGTATCTAATGTTAATGTTGTGGCACCATTAGTAGATATTATCATTGCACTTCCACTACCTGCGTGTATATAAAAGTTGTCTGCTGTATCGTGTAATAAAAATACTTGTTGTGTGCTATCGTTGTAAAAACTTAATTTACCATTTCCAGCATCATCTTTATAAATATTTAGTGTTGAACTTGCACCTGCATCAATAGTAACATCACCTGCAAAAGTTGCATTGTTACCAGAAATAGCAATAGGTGCATCTGTTAGTGTATCTGAATCTTGCCACATTACTACATCATTTGCAGTACCGCTACCATCAATACCGCCACTTGCATTTATTGTTACTGTTTGACCACTTACAGATGTTGTTACATTAGTGCCACCTGAAATAGTAAATGTTTGTGAATCTAAGTCAACTGCACCTGTTCCACTGTCTCCAGCAATATCTAAATCTTGAGCTGTAATTTGTGCATCAACATAACCTTTACTTGCAGCATCTGTACTTGCAACTGGTGTGGCTGGTATTGTTACCTGACCACTAAAAACACCTGTGGTTGCATCTAATGCACCAATAACTAATTTACCTTTTACAGTCCATGCGGCAGTTGAACTTGGCTCAACAGTGCCTAATCCAATATGAAATTCAGGAGCTGCTACACCACTACTTGCGTCATAAAATACACCAACATATTTTTCACCACTTGAATTTATTGTGCCATACCAACCAATGTCCATAGTATTAGACGAATTGTCTTTGG